CGGTGAAGGCGTCCACGTTCGGTGAGCCGTGACCCGAATAGGCGAGAATCTCGACCTGGAACGCCTTACAGTTCCCGTGCCCGGCCGTCGAGTGACCTTTCAGGGTGCCGACGTAGCCGTCCTCATATTCGGCCCACATCGTCCACAGACGTGTTCTCGGTGCGTAGACGTAATGCGGGGCCGTGTTGCCGTGATCGAAGCCCGGCATACCAGCCGTCTCGGTCGTATGCAGCACGAGAGCAGCCGCTGTGAAGCCGTGAGTCGGCAACGGCCCATAGATCGTCGCCTTGTTCGGTGAGTCGATCGAGCCGGGATAGTGGCCCATGACTAGCGTCCTCTCTTACGGTGCTGGGTTCCATGTTTCGACGGTAGTCCAGTTCACGCCGTCTGGAGATGACTGCAACCGGAAGTTACCTGCTCCGCCCTGAATGTTGAATCTCCACCATGGGCTTGTTACGTCGCCACGATGCAAGACGACATTACCGGCAGTCTCACCAGTGACCTCGATCTCGCCGGGCCTGACAATCAGCATATTGGTAGACGGGATTGAGCCGTCGAGCGAGCCGGATTGGATAGCAAAGCCGCCGCCGTCGTTGATGACCCTGACTCGGATCGATCCACCATCGACATTGGCGGCGGTGTTGAGGTTGCGATAGTGAACGAAGTTTGCGTTTGCCCGTTCCATCACCCAGAAGTTGGGGTAGTTGTTCGTGACGATTGACAGCCAGTCGGACCCTGTGTAGACAAGTGTTTCGATCTGTCCCTCAGCCCCCGTACCGAGGAACGCCAGCTCACCGGCGAGCGGTGTCGGATTCTTAGCAGCGAGATCGGCGGCGTCGGCGTAACGCTGTATCGTCCGCTCTGCAACCTCGTTGATGTGGTCTGAGGCGATGATCTCGCCCGGGGCTACGTCTGGTAGTTCTGGCATCGTTCTTCCTTATGAGTAGGCGGCCGAGTCGAAGGCGTCCTGGTCGAAGGCGTTGAACTCGCCCGTGAATAACGTGTCGTCGACCCGATAGGTCACGAGCCACGCCTCCGGCGTCACCCTATGCGAAACGCCGAATATCTGCGTCGGGGCCGTGTATGACCAGCCGTGGATCGTGTTGATCGTAGCGAGCACGAGATGCCCGAACCCGGCCGACTGGCCCATCTCATAGGCGGCGGTTCCGGCCTCCGGCATGAGCGTCAACTCAGTGATCCTCAGCCGGTCGATCCCGGCGAACTGGACGAGCCGCTCAGCGAGCAGTGAGGCGTATTCGTCAGTCTCACAGATCAGATCTAGGCGGCGATGCGTGCGTCTCCCGTATTTGACCTGAGACTCGTCATTCGTAGCGACCTGTTCGGTGCCACCGACTCTTGCATAGTGCGCCTCGTTGATGATGCGTTGAGCCGTCCACTCAGAATCAGCGGACCAGAGCTTGATCGCAGCCGAACCGCCCACCGTCCACCGTATCGGCCCCGACGCAAGGTCGGAGAACCATTCAAGACCTGAGGCTCTAATGATGCCGTTCGGCGTGATCCAACATCCGCCGCCCTCTGAATCGGCGGCGAGCTGCAACTCGGACAAGGCGCTCTGTGCCATCTCGGTTGCCTGCATCGTGGCCTCAGCGACACCGTAAGAGCCGAACCTGTATGATCCGTCACCGAGATGATGGTCGAGTATTCGGCGCATTCTCTGAAACGTATTCTCGCCTGCACCCTGAGCCGTCACGGCCGGGAGGTCGTTGCGGTTCAATCCGGCGAAAGCGTCCACGCACGAGAGGCGAGTCACGATCATGCCGTTGCGAGTGTGCTTGTCATCGAAGGCGTCGATCACACCCGTGAACACGTTAGCTCCGGCGTTACTGATCACGACCTCACGGCCCGGCCTCAGCGGCAGAATACCTAACGGTGTCTGTCCGGCCGGAGGTGTGAAGAAGCCTTCCGTGTTCTCTAACAGCACCGAAGCGGTGCCCGTCCTGAACCTTGAAGTGAACTTGTCACGGCCTCGATGCGTGTCGATCTCTTGCACGAATTCGGTTACGTCGACGAGATAGCCGAGAGGATCGTCAGAGCCGTAGACGGCGGCAGAATCGTAGAGCGCCGTGTCATAGACGCCGACGTTCGGGACAGCGCCGGGATCACCTATCGCTATCTCTACCTTCCAGCCAGCCGAGAGGCTCATAGCGGCCCCTGAGTCGATTCATAATATCTGATGGCGTCCACAACGGCCGTAGCAGCCGATACAGGATCGATTGCTGTGACGTTGATCACGACACCGCCGCCACCGCCGCCGCCTTGCTGGCCGGGTGCGGTGATCGACTCGCCGCCGTGCACCGTTGCGAGCATCGGCTTGCCGGTAGGGCCAGGAACCCGGCCGCCCGTAGCGAACCCTATGTTTCCGCCTGTAGAGATCGTGGGAAGGTGCGTCGTACCGCCAGCGAGAGCCACTTTCATGAGGTAATCCTCGAACGCTGCCGCAGCGGCGACGGACATACTGGCGACTGTCTGCAATTCCCGGTTGAACTCGTCAGAAGCTGCCGCAGCGTCCCAAGTAGCCGACGCTATGCCAGCCATTCCCTTCGCATATTCTTTATATTGTGCCTGTGCCTGCAGCTGCTCAAAGGTAAGGTCTTTGGTCTTGTTCTCAACCTTGTCGAGCTGCTCCTCAGCACCCTTCAGAGAACCGACCAGACCGTCCACGGCGAACATGAGGGCACCCGTAATCGGATTCAGCTTCAGCGACGCCCACAGCCAGTCCTTAGTGACTGATACAACGTCGACGGCATCACCGTTGTATACCTTCATGGCGGCCGTGAGCGGCCCGAGAGAGTCTGTGAGGAGACCTGCGGCACCGGCAACATTCTTCAACAAAGGCGTGAGGCTCACCGTCAACTGTAAGAGTTCCTGATAGACGGGGAGCAGTTCACGGCCAATCGTTTCCTGCATCTCGCTCAGCGCCGCCTTCAGTTGGCGTTGCTGATTGGCGGCCGAGTCCTGCGTCCGCTCAAGGTCACCGACCGCCTTACCGGCCTGTTTGACCGTCAACTCATAGGCAGCGAGCGCCTTGTCAGCCTTCGTGACCTCTTTGCGGCCGTCCTTCGTGGCGATCTCCAAGGCACCCTGATCTATCTCAGCCTGCGTGAGAGCGATCCCGTACTTCTTCATGCCCTCACGCTCGGTCGTGAGAAGCGCCTTGTTCAAGTCCTCGAACACTTGCTCAGGATCAGCGTCGTTGAAAGACGCCATATCTCCGGCGAGTTCTGCGACGAGAAGCGTGAGAGCCTGCGTGTCTTCGCCTGAGATGCCCTGAGCCATTGCCAGGTTCCCGAACGTGGCGGCCAAGTCCCGAGACGCCGTGTCAGTGATCCCGGCCATGTCGGCCCACTCCGAAAGCGCCTCAGTGAACTCTTGCGAAGAGCCGAACACGGCCTCGAACTTGGAATCGACCTCTTCGGCGGCGACAGCGAGCTGGATAGCGTCACCGGCCCACCGGGCCAGCTCCATAGCGCCGAACGTGGCACCGGCAGCGAGAGCAGCCGCCTTGACGCCACCGAGCGCCCGATCCATCCGAGACGTTTCCTTCTCAGTGTCCTTGAAACCCTTCTGCGTCCGAGTCAGCCCTTTTTCGAGGTTCTTCGTGTCAGCGAAAAAGCTCCAGAGGATACGGTTCGAGTTAGACGCCACGAGGCACCCCGTACTTTCTGGCGGCCTTGTCGAACACTGCCGCCATATCGGCCTCTAGGTCACGTTCGATCATCGGCACCATACGGCGGATAGTGGGCAGCACAATCCATCCCGGCCCCGACGATCCACGAGGCTTGAACTGATTGCCACGCCACACCGGGAACGTGCGGCGTCTCATATCGTTCTGGCCGATATGTCGGCCCCTCGCCTTGAACGTGGCCCGGTTACCGGTGTTGTACGGCACGAACTGTGTGAATGCGCCGAACTCGGCCGGGAATATGGCAGCGTTACGGCCCGTCCTTGACGCCCGGTTGATACCGACCGAACCGCCCTTACCCGACGCCCGGTGAATGATCGCCGTCTTAGACAGCGGATAGCCGTTGCGTTGCACACCCGGCGACGACCTCAGCCGACCCTGCGAAACGGTTTTGACCTTCACCGCCCACTTTTTGACGATACCGACGGCCTCTTTGCGGAGTTCCTTGTCGACCTTGCCAAGAAACCTGATCGACTCTTCGAGGCCGTCTGCCGTGATCTGATTAGCACCGGCCACGATGCCGCCCTTCCCTTACGCTTCGGAAGGCGTGAACGTCACACCGATAGTCTCACCGGACAGTGTGAACGACCAGTTGCTATCGGCAGCGGTCGCCTTCGTGAATGTGCTCAGCGTGATCGTCCCGGTCCATGATCCGTCAGTCGTCAGCCATTGATCGATTGTGAGCGTGAACGTCACCGGAACCTGCTTAGCCCACGATTCCTCTAGCAGATTCAAGTTCTCCTGATCAATGTGTCCGTTGATCGACAGTGAACCGGAGAACATGCCAGGAATCGACGACGCCTCGCCGGAGCCGTCCATAACCGACTTGTTGAGCACGGTTTTCGATTCCGACATCGAAACGTCTGCGGTGACGAGCGTAATGTCGTTGCCGTCGAGCGTTAGAGACGCCAGGTACCCTTGGATGAATGCCATGTTGGCCCCTTCCTAAACGGGTGCCGTGAACGTCACGTCACCTGTGATCTGGCCCGATAGGTTCATCTGCCAGTTGTCGTCGACTGAGCCTGTGATCTCTATATCGGTGACGATCATATCGCCGTCCCACTGGCCTGCGTCGGGGCCTCCGAGCTTGCCGGGCCGGAACACGAACGTGACCGGAGCAGTGGCAGCAAAGGCGGCCTGAACAGCAACGACTCCGGCAGTGTCGAGATGCATCTGCACAGCTACGGTGCCGTCATGCAACCCTGGAATGTATTGCCGATTACTCACGCCGAGCGTTGTCTTGTCGAGCGTCTCGCTCGTGAGCGTTAACGTAGCGTCAGAAGTGTAAACCTCTAGCGGTGCCCCGTTCACGGTGAGTGTTGCAAAGTACCCTTGGACGAACATCGTTACGCCTCCTGTGCGATTATGACAAGCGTCAGCGTACCCGATAGAAGGTCGGCGTCAGCGTTTTGGATTGTACCTATCGAGTCGAATGCGAGCCACCGTGTGTTGTCCGGTGCCCCGGCGAGCAGATCGGTGATCTGCCGTCTCAGTTCGTAGAGCGCCCTGAGCGTGTACTTCGGCTGAGAGCGGGACACTACGATCTGCGCCTCAACACCCCACGCCACCGCCGTCGGGCCTCCCTGCGTGTATGGCACCTGGAACGGATCACCCGGCGTGAGCACAACTGCCGGAGCCTTGAACGAGTCAGCCGCCCACCCGTATACCTGGATTCCGTCGGGCAGCGCCGAGTCGAGATAGGCGGCGAGGTCTTCGAGCGGATTGCCACCGGCCATTAGGCGGCACCCCACGAGACTTTTCCGCCGAGAGCCAGCGGATTGCGGCGCAAAGCTCTGCGTACCTGTTCTGATACGTCGATCACACCGAGCCAGTCATCCGATCCGGCCTGGCCTCCGCCCGCTGTCGTGTCCCTGAGCTTATAGACGGCGATCGAGGCGTCCAACGCCCACAGCTTCACCGTTTCAGGTATGCCGCCGATCTCGTCGCCGTGGATCGGTTCGACGAGCGGCAGGTCTGGATATGAGCGGCCCTGCACCTGATCTATGCCGATCTCTGCGGCCACGATCGCTTGCGTGAGGTCAGCGTCGGCGGCAGTGTCGGTGATCATGAGAGCAGCCTTCACGGCGACGAGCGTCGTGTACCTGATCGTGGTCTCCAGAGGATTGATAGGGCCGTATGCCATTATGGGACCACCGGGGCCGTGAGGAGAATCGAGTCGGATACTTGCATAGAGAAGAACCCTAGCTCTAGGTCGGCCGACGTGCCGACGCCCTGAATCTGGACGCCGTAAGCGTCCGGTACGGATACGTCAGCGATGAACGAATGGAGCAGCGTCAGCGTCTCCACTCCGGCCTCCGGGAACTCGACGGACTCAGGTTCGCCGAACGTCACGCCGTTTTTCGTATATGAGACTTGATAGTTGTCGGAGCCGCCGCCCGACTTCGTGAGTTCGAGGACGGAGACGAAAGCACCGAGTTTCGAGTAGCCAGCCGGGACCACCGTATCGGTGAGCGCCGCATAGTTCGAAACGGCGGCGTTGTTGCCGTCGAACGTCCACAACGTCTCAGTGTGGACCGGGGCCGGGAGCAGCGGATTGATAGCCGTCCACACGCCGTCAGTGATCGGCACCGTCACATTCGTTGTCTCTTCAAGGAAGCCGACGCCACGCATCGTCGACACGATCTGGTCACGGATGTTGACCGGCAGGATCAGTTGAGAGATGTTGTCAGGGAACCCGGCGAGTACTTCGTCAAGGTAGAGCAGCGTTTGAGCCATTACGATCCGGCTTTCTTGCGTTGCGTAGTGTATCCGTAGCCTCCGGCACCGAGACCGGCGACGACAGTGAGCACGGATTCGATCACAACGTGAGGTGACATGCCGAGCATCCTGGTCGAGAGTGCGATAGCGCCTGACATCATGACGAGACCGGCAGCGGCAGAGCCGACGACCACGAGAGCCGTATATGCTTTCTTGATCGTCGGCTCGGTCACTGTTACTCCGCCTGCTTCCCGTTGCCCTTAGCGGAACCCTTGCTCTTCGTCTTGCCCTTGGCAGCGGCCCTCTTCGGAGCCGCCGCCTTCCTGCGCTTCTGCCATTCGGTCAGTTCAGGCATCGTCTACACCTCGTATGAGTAGACACCGGTTTCCCAGAACGCCACAACGGTAGCTCCGAGGATTCCAACGTCACGGCCCATGAGTTCAACGTTAAGCGCCTGGACGTTCATCGGTGACTTCTCAGCCGCCTTGAATGAGTCCTGATTGTACTGCAACGCCGTCGTGGCGTATGGCGCTCTGTAGACGAATACGCCGCCCACATCAATCCCACGAGTGACGAGCGACCCGGTGCCGTCAGCGTTCGACGGATTGATCATTGAGAACTGGCGACGATCGCTGCCGTCCATTAGCGACAGGACCGCAATCCACTGTGCCGGTGTCACGCCGAGGATGTTGCCGGGCGAACCGGTGGCGTCCTCAATCAGGTCTGACGTTGTGATGATGTCACCAACGAGCGCCGCATAGGTCGCCGTGTCGAGCGCCGCACCCGTATGCGTGCCGATAGCAGCGAGGCGAACAGTTGCGTCCTCGTCAACAGCCTTGGCGTACTGCGTCAGCATATCGGCAGCGATCACGCCAAGGACGTTCGGGTCGGACTGTGCAATCAATTCAAGTGCCACATCGACAGCACCATCGAACCACTGAATCGGATAGGTCTGAGCAACAGCTTGAAGCGCCTGCGAGTTTGCTGCACCCTTCTCGGCGGCACGAGTTCCAACAACAGTGGATTGCGTGACACGAGGCAGAACAAGGTTGTTGCCTGACGATGGGAACGGAGCGGACCCGGCAGTAGCGAACAACGGTCGGCGGCGATCCGTCAAGTGCTGGAGACCACCGGCCCAGTACTCGTCGGGAACGAGGCCCGAAGCGTCCGCAGCACCGAGATCACCGATCACATCTTCGAGTGCGTGATTAGCGGACTTGATGCCGAGTCGCTGCCCGACCATTGCGCCGTATACGTCGATCGCTGAGAACTCCGCTACTGGCTTGGTGGCGCTCAATACGTCGATCGTGTCTGCCATCTCAGCGAGAGCGGTCTTGATCTCCGTATCGTCGAACGTCTCAATCGTCGCCGGGACGGCCTGTGCCGTCGGCTCTTCCATTACCTCAGGCACGGTTGGCCCTTTCTCATCGTGAACGCTGAGCACCTTTGCAGGTTGATCAGCCGTACTGAAACGGCCGTGCATGACGACCGATACATGATCGAGGACGCCGGACATGACGCCGCCCTCGAAATCTTCTGACAGTTCGACGCCGACCGAAACGTCGGTGACAGCTCCGAGACGGAGCAGCTCTCGAACGTCACGCCCAGCTTCGGTGTCTGCGAGTTGGAACTCGCCGAAGAGAGCGTCGGCGCTCTCGAACGAGCGAGTGAGTACGCCGACGGAATCGAGGACGCCGCCGGAGTGGTCGACTGTGAGCGGCACCGTGGGGGGTACGGTGATACTCCCGGCGGCGAACTCGACCGTGCTTCGGCCATATGCGACCGGAGCGCCGAAGGGTGCCAGCCGGGCGATCATCGTCCCTTCGGTGTTCTCTGTGATCTGTGCTCGGAACTCGTGAATCATGGTGCCGTCCTATCAGGTTGCAGCGTTACTGGTACTTCTCCGGTGTGGCCGATAGGCGGCAAGCCGACCTCATCGACAGCGGCGGCAGGATCGAAACCGGAACGCACAAGTTCGGTGGCTGACCAGACCCGTTCCTTCATTGAGGCGAGGAACAGAGGCTCAGGATCGAACTTGACCTGACGGCCGTAAATGGCGGTGAGCGCCCGTTCGATGCGTGACACATAGCCGGGATAGAGCGTCATCCGCCAATAGCCCTCATAGATGTCTGAGAGGGAAGAGTAGGTGAGGCTGGAGCCGCCCGGTGAGGCGGCGAGGAAGTGTGCCGGAACACCGGAGAGCGCCGCAACGTCGAGGACGCCTGCCTGATGAGTCTCTACCCAATCCGAGTCGGTGGCAGAGAAGCTCGTCCCGTCCCACTTCATACCGCCTGAGAGAACGGCCGGAGTGCGTACCGTGCGAGCGTCAACCCACTGGGCTTTAAGCTTCTCGGCTTCGCCCTTATCGAGCACCGAAGGCGTCGTGAGCACGCCGGTCGGATTGCCGTTGTTCTCGAAATACTCTTGGCTGTACTTCTGTTCAGCGATCAGCCCGGCGATACGGTCCGATTCGAGCCAGCCCATGCCGGTCAGGTCGCCTGCGGCCCGGTTCACCGACACGACTTTCAGATTCGGTGTCAGCCCCGTTTCTCGGAGCGCAACCTTGTCGGTGCCGTATAGGTAGAGGCGGCGAGTCTTTGCATCGTTCCATTCGACCGTCACGGCCGAGTCTGGAATCACGGTGAGGTCGCCGGTCGGTGAGATGCGCCAGTAGGCGTCGCCGTGATCTTGAAGCGTGAGGATCGTCTCAGCTACGAAGTCCTGCATTGATTGCAGCTCGTTCGGGGCCGGGAGCAGCGTGTCGCCGTACTTGACTTCGAGAGCGGCCGGAGTGTCGGCGTTCATCTCTCGTGCCCTGAATACGGCGGCGACACCGAGCGCCTGCTCGGTAGCGAACTCGCCGTTAGCGAAGGCGTCGAGGTACTCGGTCATGATCAAATCAAGGTTCGAGTGTTCAGCGACAGGTACTCGGGCAGGCGTGTTGAGCCAAGTGATGAATCCCACGGATGTGATTATAGGCACAATGTCAGCCAGTTGCTAACGCTTTATGCGATAGCCGGGACGATCTGCGGCGACACTGCGAGATGCAGCGCACGGCCGAGCGCCGTGGCAGCCGGAATCGACCGTTGCGAATCCCGGCGACTCATCGTCCATATGCCGTCACCGATGTCCCTGCGACCTGCGGCGAGCACATCGGCCGTAAAATCCTCGTCGCCGCCGTGAACGAGATCACCGGACGCCACCGTGTCCCACAGTTGAGAGCACGCCGTATACCAGCGGACGCCCGTGATCTTCTCGACCTTGACCCGGTGCTGTACGGCGTCAGCGATCCCCGTCGACGTGTACGGATCGAAGCCGAGCGCCCGAGGATGCCACAACTCGACCCATTTGAGAATGTCAGTAGCGACGACTTCCGCCGACACCGGAGCGCCTTCGGTCGCTTGCCACGTTGCAACCTGAGCAGCGACGAGCATGCCGTCGATGCGTGTGACGGCCACGAGCGAAGCCCGCTCACGTTCAGGATCAATGTCGACAGCCATCCACACTGGCCGTGACGGATCAGGCGTCAGCGTCGGAATGTCAGCGGTGGCGTCCATCCACGCCTTGCGAGGAACAGCCGACCGGCCAGAAGTCTCCACCCATTGGCAGAGCGCCTCAGTCCTGAACCTGTCCGGTTCGTCGGAGCGCAACTCTTCAACGAGCCGGGCCTCGTCGATCAGATGGCCCAGTGACGGATTCGCCGACGCCCACGCCTGCGGATCGTCAACGTCTGCGCCGTCAGTCGCCGACCACTCGAAATATGCGATGCCGGGATCAGAGCCGGGATCGTCAGCGGCGGCACGGCCCCGATCTCGGATGGCGTTCAGGACGATCGAGTCGGCGTCACCGGCATTCGACGCCACCCATATTTGAGGATTGTCGTGCACCCGTTGCGTGTACTTGGCCGCCGACCAGAGAGAGTCGTCACGCTGCTCCCTGATCTCGTCGAAGATGATCAATCCGACTTGCGCCCATCCACGAAACGAGTCCTGTTTCGGTGCGAGGATGCGATAGCGAGAGCCGTCCTTTAACCGTATCTCTTCTTGGCCGTTCGCTACTCGAATGTGTTTCACTTCACGCTTCAGCCACGGCGAGGAATCGATAGCGACCGTGACATGCTCAAACGTCTCTTTGACGATCGCCCGGTCCTGAGCGGCGTGCAGGATGTTGCGATCACCGAGAAGGAACAGACCGGCGAGAATACGCCGCACGAGAATCCCGTCCGTTTTGCCGTTCTGCCGAGCGACGACAGCTGCAACGACGTTGTGGAGCCACTTGCCGTCTGCACCGACTTCGAGACCTACGTCGTGAACGTGTTGCTGCCATGGGAGCAGCTCGGTGCCGGTCAGTCTTGAAAGAGCAGCGACCTTCGGCCCGAACGTATCAGCCCCCGGCGTCGGCGGCGTCCCGATTCTCGGCGTCTGGCGTCCGTACAGCGGCGAGGCTGACAACATCGGCCCTGAGATCGTCAAGAGGATTCTCCTCTCGCTCACTCATCGTGAAACCCAACTCTCGACGGCCCTGCGGCGTCAATCCGAGAGAAGTCATCATCCGGTGGAGATTCGACTCGACATATGCGATCTTGCCCGACCGTGTAGCGACCACATCGAACAGAGTGCCCTCAGACGGCTCAGACCGCTTCAGAGCGTCTATCTCAGCCGCAAGGTCCCTCGCTACCTGAACAGCTCCAGCATCGGTGTCAGTGAGCCAGTAGGCGGCGTTGATGGAATGCACGAGACGCTGCTCAGTGTATCCCGGCCGATGCTGACGCTTGCGTGTACCCATCAGCTCGGAACCTCGAATATCGGTCTAGATGTGACAGAACGCTTCAACTTCTCGAAACGCTGACCGGGACCGGGTAAATCTT